GAGAGAAATGTGCGAGTACTTGGTTATCCTCTTATCAAAGAGGCCCTAGAACCGGAATCCACCGGTGAAGCTAAGTACAGAACTCGTGTTCCACGAGGGGTTCTCACACCCGGCGCCCCCAGAATTCTTATATCTGGAAGGGGCCTGGAATCGAATCCAATAGAATACGAAAATGCCGATAGGATGTTTGTATCCTGGTCTTTGATGTCCTTTAATCAGTGACGTTGAAAGCCGAAGCAATCAGTGGGTATGAAGAGGTGTCAACAAAGTTCAGGATAGGCTTGCAAAGCCCATCAGATCAATAAAGACGCACTCTATCAGAGATTCTGCCGTCGCTCCACCAGCAGCAGGTTATGCTGGAAGTGACGAAACTAGAAACGCTGATAAACGTATCCGGGACAGTTTAACGACCTGTCCAGGTCGAGGTTGGAATTCTCGTCAATAAACGACGCGAATGAAGACTCTGTTCCGATCGCCCGTGTAGGTCGCTCCGCCGGTGAGATCGTAGATGTCAACGGTCGTAGTGCCGTCGGAGACGACGACTGCGGTGATCGAAGCGGACCCGTTCTGAACGAGGTTCGAACGACACAGCGGAGTCTGCGCTGCCCCATCGACGCGAACGTCGACTGAGACAGTAGCAGCCGAGACCGATCCCTCGAACGTCACCAAGTAAGCGCCGACCGGAAGAGTAAATACTCCAGCAGCCAGCGCAATGTTGAGTGGGTTCGAGACCGTCTCGTCGATCGGAACGATCCCCGGGGCGCCGAGCGCCGCGTTCGTACTGAGATTGAACAAAGACAACGAACTGACTACGGCCGTAGCCGAAGTAGAGTTGTTCTGTTTGTCAAACAGTTCGACGTCGTACTCGACCTCGAGATAGCCATGATCTGACGTGTCGGCGCAGCCTTCGGCAGCGACGAACAAACGTCCGAAATCATAGGTCTTGAGATCAGTCCCGGGGAGAGTCATCGACGACCTCGTGAAAAGAGGACGCTTGTGGCAGGGCACCTTCATCTCGAAGATGCGCCACGGAGCGCCGTCCTTCCAGACGGTGGACTGTGATAGTACCACCGCCGTCGACGGGGCCTCATCCAGAGTGTCGTAATCAAACGACATCAGGATGTTTCCGTCGGACGAGGTGCCTTTGAGGTTCTTATACCTGTAGGTCAGCGAGTGAACGCGATAACTCTCATAGAGAGCTGCGTGACCCGCCAACCAGGGAAAAGAGCCTGCGAGCGCAGGGTTGCACGGGAGGTTGAGGACATTGGCAAACGCCACTGACCCCACCACCGTGCCGACCCGCTCGCATTCGCGGAAGCGGACAGAGTTCTGACCGCGTTGTGATGACGAGCGGTTCTGTGCTGCAGGAGCACGGACCACCGTCTTGCCCTTGTTAGGGCGGCCCTTCTTAGGGCGACTGGACATATTAGCGATTTGAGTATCGCTTTGTGTCTAGTATGGGATCCTCCTGACATGGAGGACTATACATCCCAACGTAACCTCACCCAGATCCTCCTTGCCTTGGTCCTAGGTGGCACAAAGTGCTCCTACCAAAGTTTAGGAAGATGGAATACGCGCTTTTGCATGCGCGTTCTGGGTTTACTACTTGACGGCGGTGGCTGTCCCAACGATTAGGCGCTTTCGCGCTCAAAGGGGAACAACCAACGTGCCACGGGGCTTACATTATGTTTGCCCGTGATCGCAGGTTGATCAGGTAGTTTGAGGGGACTCCGTGTAGTCTCTCGGCGTTCTGTTTAGCACGGAAGTATTAAGCATACGTCAGAACCACTAGTCCAGGTGGCTCATACGGTACACACCGTTTTGGGTCATTACACGAGGGGACCCCATGGTGCAGTTTAACGACTTGCCCAGGTCCCGGACCCCCTTAGGGGGTCCGATTATACGTGGCCTTCCACGGATGGTCGATAGGACTGAAAAGTCCAGTTCGATCCTTCCGGGGCAGCCACTCTCCGCGGATGATTCCGAGAGGGGGACAGGAGGGGACGCCGGAGGCCACAAAATGTGACTCCCACCACCTCCCCAGTCCCTTGTCGGACATCGGCTGAAGCCGTCCGCTTGCTTTACCAATCTTCAATTGGAAGACCCGGTCTGAGACCTTGGTCGTTGCAAGCTGGCAGGCACGCGCGAGGTAGGCAACGCGGACAAGCCAGTCATCACTGACTTTGTCTATCGTGTTGCCCTCCTCATCGTAAGGCGCGTGTCCTGCCATAAGCTCAAAGTTCGCCACGAGGCCTGCGAACTTGGCTGTAGGAATGCTAAAGCCTTCACGCCTATACAGGGCAAGACGAGAGTCGTGCACAAAGCGAGCAGCTTGAAGCCGCTGCCCTTTGGTAACACGCCAATCGTCCTGTGCGAAGCGTACCGGCACGCCGTACCCTCCGAGGTGGACTGGTAGATACCAGTTGGGCTGAAACCAGCCCTTCCACTTCGAGGAGAAACGACGGAATGCGAGTGGAATGCAGCCTCGTGTCCATGGACACAAAGCCACCATATCGCCCACATCCTTGCCGATCTGCTCCGGTGTTGCCGAGGACTCACCGTCCTTAAGCGACACCCCTGTCAACAACTTCAGGTTGAGATAGCCTAGGCGGACCATTCGTCCGGCCTTGAGCTGAAACAGCTGAGAGTTGATGAGCGCGATGTGATCGGAAACATAATTCTTGCCGATGGAAACGACAAGCCCCGCTTCCTTGGTCGTGTTAATGAACACTTTCATGAAAGAACGGGGTGCTCGAAAGAGCATGTCGTCTCCGTTGACTAGACTGTTTCGCCACATTATCTTCGCTGCTGCCACCCTCTCCGGAGTGGGGTCCTGACGGACCCACCGCATAATTGCGGTTCGGTAGCAAGCGACGTTAATGCAGCACAGGAACGGAAAACTCAAGGGGTGACCCATGAGCTGACCGCCTGTCTGATCATATACAGTCCCATCGGGATAATTAACGCGGGCATTCTGGAGACTCAGCCAAGCCAGATCTGAATCAAATAGGTTCGTCAGCGGTAGAAGTACCGCTTTCGTCGAACTCATCTTGAGAAGATCGGTCGCTGATTTGTAGTCAACAGAAGAAAATGCCCAGTCATTAGGGGTTTGATCGTAAAGATCTTGGACTGCCATGTCCAGATCTTTTGTCATTGTTGAAGCAGGGTGCTTCTTCCATGCAGCGATGAGCTGGCCCTGACACGGCTGAAGAGCAGTGTAAAGGTAGCCGTCGCCCTTAGTGATAATCCGAAACTTAGCGGGTTCCGCGATAACCTGGACCTCGACATCGAGGATTCCAGATTCGCGATCGTCCCGCCGAGCTTCGACGTCGGCCCGCGCGTGATCATAGGTCATCTGGCGCCAGTTATTAACTGCGTTATGAACCTCACGCGTGCGGCCGAGCACACCAAATTCGGTTGGCATCACCATCGGTGCCGCTAGACTCGCAGTCCCGCCTTTTGAGCGAGGATTTTGGAGACAAGCGGAGCCGGTGGGCATTAGCTTGGTAGGGGGGGGGAGATTCTCCTTCCCTGCTCGATTCGGCCCAAAGATCTCCTTCGAGGTCTGTTGAATCATTTCAAGCAGATCGTCAGGAACAGGACCGCGGTCCTTACCGCAGATTAGTTCCTTATGATCTTCCAAAGCTTTTGCCTCTCGCTTCTTAGAGAGTGCGGGCCAGGCCCGCTTACTCATCAGTAACGAGTAGATGAATGCGACGTCGTGGCGGGCAATAGCCCGCTTGACACAAAGTCGCGTCCAACCAGAAAAGAGCGGTTTGTCGGCGGACGGTGGGGCGGGCGGGCGACTTTCGTCGCCGGCTGCCTCACTCATTAGACACGACAGGTGGTACTTAACAAAGTCCACGTGCGAGTCCATATCGTCCTCCAACTCCATCAGCAGGGTGACAATCCTTTTAAAGGATGCGATCATTCTGCCCTTCTCGCGTTCGCTCAAGCGACGGCCTTTACGGCGCGCTACGAACGTGAAAAGAATGGATTCAACTAGTTTCGTCACCGACGCAGAAGCGTCGGAGCCGGCGACAATCGTCGCCAGCATCTTCGACACGATGGTGTCCGTCGATCTAGTTGACAAATCGAAAGACTGGGGGGTCTTCTTCCCCCCAAAGGAGTGAGAGGCGTCAGTCGGCGTATCAGTGGTGGGAAAAGTCCCATCCACGCCAACCTCGCGAATCCCGTCTATAACAACGACAGGGGTTTCTCGATCTCCAAACACATCATGACAGCAGCTAACCGTACCGCCAACGGTGGACTTAGTGGGTTCTGTCGGTGAGCATCCAAACTCACCAATACGCATTTCAAGAATTAGGAGTATTATTCTTGTTCTGCG